CTCCCACCCAAGATGGTTGAAGTTACAAACAACCTATGGACCTGAAGGTGGATGGAAAGCAGACTCTGACACTTGGCGAGTTGATACTGTCTATCTTGGGAGTGATGCGAGAAACTCTTCCGAAAAGGACCCAACCATTCAAGCACTTGGTATGGGTGGACAGATTTACGGTGCCCGTGCTGACCTCATCATTTTGGATGACTGCATTACCACGGCTAACGCCCATGAGTTTGAAAAGCAAATTGACTGGCTTCAAAAAGAAGTTATTACCCGTCTAGGTAAGAACGGTAAACTTCTTATCGTTGGCACTCGAATTGCTGCTACAGATTTCTATAGAGAGTTGCGTGAACCTAAGTACTGGTCTGGGGGTAAGTGTCCCTTTACCTACATGGGCATGCCAGCGGTTTTAGAGTATGACGAAGACCCTAACAAGTGGGTAACACTTTGGGCTAAGTCTGATGCACCATGGGATGGTGATGAAGACACCCCTGATGAAAATGGTTTATACCCTAAATGGGACGGCAACACTTTACAACGGCGCAGAGGCGAAGTAACTCCATCAACTTGGGCATTGGTATATCAGCAGGAGGATGTCGAAGAAGATTCAATCTTCCCGCCCGCCTTGATTCAAGCATGTATCAAGGGTACTAGGAGACGTGGTCCCTTGAAGCAAGGGGCGGTGGGACATCCGACTGCTATTGAAGGTTACACAGTAATTGGCTTTGACCCTGCTATGGCAGGTAATGCTGCTTTTGTAGTTTTAACTTACAACAGAGCAGATAGCAAAATTTATGTACTTGACTGCATAAACATGAGCGAACCGAATCCTCAAAAAATTCGAAATACTATCGAAGAACTTGTTGGTAAATATAAGCCACAAGAATTCCGTGTAGAAATTAACGCTCACCAAAAGGCTTACTCATTAGATGAGGACTTGCGCCAATGGCTCGCAACCTACGGCGTAAGACTAGAAGCACACTTTACTGGTAAAAATAAGTGGGACACAAATTTCGGTGTGGCATCTATGTCAACACTGTTTGGCACCATGCGAGATGGAAAGTTTCAAAACAACAACATTATTGAACTTCCATCAACCACGGACTCAGAGGGGCTTAAGGCTTTAGTCCAGCAACTAATAACTTGGAAAGCAAACACAAGGGGTAAGACCGACTGTGTTATGGCTTTATGGTTTGCGGTTCTTCGTGCTAGAGAATTTATGCAGCAGACAAGTAACCTAACAAAATTTGCAAATAATCGTTGGGTAACTAGAGCACAAAGAGAACAAAGATACGTTGTTAATTTAGACGAAGCCTTCCAAGAGCAGTGGGCTGAAACTTATGGATAGGAAAAACAATGGCATTAGGCATTGACCAGATTGCGGCACGCATTGATTCTTTGCGTACCCGTGCAGCAGACCGTGACCGTAGACATCAAGACGTTCTTGCTGTTCGTAAAGGGCAAATCTCTCAAGTTTATCCTGAATTTTTTCCAGAAGGTGTAGACGCAAATGTCGTTGCGAATTTTATTGACATTGTCGCCAAAGACTTATCAGAAGTCATGGCTCCGCTACCAGCGGTTAACTGTTCAGCAGCAAATCAAGTTAGTGACCGTGCACGCCAGTTTGCTGATAAGAGAACTCGCATTGCTTCTAATTACTTTATACATTCTGATTTTCAAGTACAGATGTACACAGGCGCAGACTGGTACATCACATTCGGTTTCGTCCCGTTCATAATTGAATTAGACGAAGAAGCGGGCTTACCTCGCATACGCATAGAAAGTCCAATCGGGGCTTACCCAGAGTTTGACCGCTATGGGCGTTGTATTGCCTTCGCTAAACGCTATACCCTTCCGCTTGCAGAATTGGTTGCACAATTCCCAGAGTTTGAAGGACAACTTCTTGGTGAAAGAGGATTTAAGCAAGACCTAAATTCTCAAGTTGAGATTGTTCGTTATTACGATAAAGACCAATCTTTGATTTATTTACCAGAACGTCACAACCTAGTTCTATCATCTGCGCCTAATCCAATTGGCAAGATGATGGTTGTTGTAGCAAAACGCCCATCAGTTGATGGCGAGATGCGTGGACAATTTGATGACGTATTAGGTATCCAACTGCTTCGCAATAGGTTCGCATTACTTGCGATGGAAGCAGCAGAGAAATCTGTACAAGCACCAATCGTTGTTCCAAGCGATGTGCAGGAACTACAACTTGGTGGAGATGCGATTATCCGCACCAACTCTCCAGCAGGTGTGCGCCGTGTGGACCTCAATATTCCACCTGGAGCATTTACAGAACAATCATTACTACAAGCAGAACTTCGCACTGGCACACGTTATCCAGAGGGACGTACTGGAAACATTGATGCATCAATCATCACGGGACAAGGCGTTCAAGCGCTTATGGGTGGTTTCGATACACAAGTTAAATCTGCTCAAGCAATCTTTGCTTCTTCTCTTAAAGAAGTTCTGTCTCTTTGCTTTTGCATTGATGAGAAATTCTTTAACTTTGAAAAGACAATTCGTGGTGTAGATGCTGGCTCACCGTTTAGCCTTGAGTATCTACCATCAAAGGATATTAAGAAGGATTACTCAGCCGATGTTCGTTATGGAATGTTGGCTGGACTTAACCCAGCACAAGGACTTATCTTCATGCTACAAGCCCTTGGCGGTAAGTTGATTAGCCGTGATATGGCAATGCGTGAACTTCCATTTGGAATTAACGTAACAATGGAACAAGAAAAAATTGAAGTAGAAGAAATGCGTAACACTTTGGTTAGCGCACTACAGGCAACTGCTCAGGCAATTCCTCAGATGATTACACAGGGACAAGACCCAACTGGTTTGGTAAAACAAATTGCAGATGTAATTAAGGCACGTCAAAAGGGTGTAAGTATTGAAGACGCTATCAATGATGTCTTCACTCCAGAACAACCTCCTGTTGGTGCACCTCAGGTTGAGCAAATGTCCCCTGCTCCCGCCGCACCAGCAGGAGGCGCTCTTCCTCCGCAACCTGGCGCAGGCAGACCAGACATTCAAACACTATTAGCGTCATTAACATCTGGCGGTAAGGCAAGCGCAAGCGCAAGAACATCAGTACGTAGATAAGCAAGGAGGGGACGATGACAACACTTGCTGCAATACAGGGTGATGGCTGGGCTGTTATCGGATGTGACTCTCGTTCATCTGACGATAATGGTCGTCCTATGGACCTTGCTACTCATAAGATTATTGAAAACAATGGAATCTTAATCGCTGGTTCTGGTTCTAGTCGTGGTTCTAATATTTTACAGTTTGGTTGGAAACCACCAAAACCAACAGTAAACGAAAACTTAGATAAATTCATGACGCAAAAATTTATTCCAAAAATGCGTCAAGTATTTATTGATGCAGGTTATGACATGAAAGAAGATGGGGATGCTGCCGAACACGATTCGTCATTTATTATTGTTGTCCGTGGCGTTATTTATCCTGTGTTTGAGGATTACTCTTGGGACCGTGATGTTAATGGTATTTACTTTTCTGGTAGCGGTGGTGACATTGCTCTTGGGGTTATGGAAAGTTATTGCCATGGAGGTATTCCTACTTCACCAGAAGATGCAGAAATCGCTGTAAACGCAGCAATTGAGGTTGCCGCTAAGTGGGACATCCATACAGCGTTGCCAGTTGTCGTTAGGACACAATACGCATGAGTAATAAGTTTCAAGAAAAAATAGAAGATGCGTTACGTTTCTTACTTGAACAAGAAACTGATGAACAATTTGTTTGCCTTAATTGGATTTTAATATCTGAGTGGGCAGATTATGGGGGAACAAGATACTTACATACCGAAGTGAGCGAGGCTATGACGCCTTGGAACGCATATGGAATGATTCAATGTGCTCAAGAATATGATAATGAAACATTTTCGAAAGAAACAGAAGAGGATGAGGATTAAATGGCAGGCAAAGGTGGATACCAACAACCTAATAACCCAGCACCAGTATCTGGTCCTGGAAGTCTTAGTCAGCGCACTGACGGGTCACCAACCCAAGCAGCAACCTACATCCCAGGATTACCTTATGGACAAGGAAAAGAAACTTACGATAATCAAGTAAGTCAACCTATGCAAGGAAATCCATTTCCTGCAATGGGTGGTATGAATGTTGTGCCTCTTGATGCACCAACTATGTTTCCAGATGAACCAGGAACTGCTGGTATCGATGCTGGAGCAGGAGTTGGCTCAGAAGCAATGATGGATTTGCCACGTTATAAATCGAATCCTAGAGATACCATTGCAAAAGTAGCAATGTTTGATGATACAGGCGAAGTAGAACTTATTCTTTCAAAGTTTATTTAGGAGCGATTAGTGAGAGTTTTAAAACCCGTTGTCGCTGAAGCCTCACCTACGCTTTATCAGGCAGCAACTAGAGCAAACTTAACACCTAAAGAACAAACTCAAGTTGAACAAATGTCTTGGGCTGTTAAAAAAAATAGAGAACTTACACGTATGTCATCTAATGATGCACGTGCAGAGTTTGAGTCACTAGACCCTAATGCTCAAGAAGGTTTAAAAGCATTTTTTAGCGATGCTGAATACATGCAACAGCCACCAGATTTTGGCGACCGTGCTTTGGGTGCCCTAAAATTTACTGGCAAACTACTTGCAAGCCCACTTATTGGATTGTTTAAAGTTGCTGGTGCATACAATCGTGTTATTAATCAGCCTTATAAGGTTGCTCGTCAGGTAGCACAGGGCGAAAGTATTTTTGATTGGAAAGTTTGGGACGATGCCTGGGACGGCAGAGACTTATACGA